CCTGTTTCCCGAGGTTCCCGTGGGCGAGCGTGTAGACGACCGTGCCGCCGTTCGCGAGGGTGTCGATGAGGTTGAACCGTAGGCGCGCCGTCGCGGTGTTCGCGTTCGCGAGCGAGACGAGGCCCGCGACCTTCCCGGCTGAGTCGGTCAGGCGGAAGTCATATCCGTCGGCGCGCGACTGGAGCGACGTCACGAGCGCGGCGTGATCGAACGGAAGGGAGTTCGTGTCGACCGTCGTCCCCGAGGAGATCGACGAACCGGAGGAGTTGGATAGCGTTACGGTCGCGATCATCGCGCGGCCCTCGACGCCTCTAGCACGTACTTAGCGATCGTTGCCGGGATCGCCTTCAGCACCTTCGGGAGGTCGCCGTAAATCGCCGCCTTGTGAATCTGCCGGAAGCCGAGACGCGGAGGAATCGAGGCGCGGCGAAGGAGGATGAACTCCTGGCCGCCGCGGCTCTTCTTCGTGGTGGTTCGCACCACGTCGCCGAATCGTGCGTCGCGTTTGACGATGCGGTTCCGCGATTTGTAGTCGGTCTTTTTCTTCCCCGTTATCCATCCGTTGGATTCTGCCCATCCGAGGAGTCCGGCGTCGTATCGCTTCGTCATCGACGTGACGGGAATCCAAAGGAACTCAAACCGCTTCGGCGTGATGTCGGGAAGCGTGCCGCCCTTGCCCACGGTCCCGAGTTCGTGAACCCGCGCAATGCGTGCCGCGTGCGCGTCCATGAATCCGAGGAAGGTCTGAAACCCTGCGGAGGGAGGCGCGTCGTCCTTCATGACGGACGGCTCCACGCCGTAGATAAGATTCCCGGCGAGCGTGCGACCCGTGCGGCGATTTAGTCCCACGTTGCCTTCCCGCCCGCTCAATCGCTTCGCCATTGCGCGCCCGATGTCGCCGACCCACGCGAGGAGCGGCACGCGTATACCCTTGCGCGACGCCTCGGGGAACTTCGCGATGACCGCCGCGACGGGACGGAGGTCGATGTCGAGCGTTAGCGGTGTCACGTTCGCCGCCTGTATTGTTCGAGGATCACCTTCACCCACGGGACCCACGCCTCCGCGCCGATTGACACGGAGCCCGCGTCGCCGCTTACGGACGCGATCCCGAGTTCGTTTCGCCGATGCCAAAGGTACGCGACTTGATGGTCCACGGCCCCGGCGAGATCGGGGAACGCCGCGACGAAAGCGGTCGTGTCCGCCGCCATGCCGCCCGTATAGGTGATCTTCATTGACCTATAGGCGACATCTACGCCCGGGGTGATGTAGACCTTCTGCGGAATCGAGAGCGTGAGGAGTCCGCGCGGGTCGTACACCGGAGAACGGTACTCCGACGAAGATAGTTCCGTCTCCGATCCCCAACCCTGCTCCTCGTCGAACCAAACCCCGGCGACCGAAGTCACCGGGTACGCCTTCAACGCAAACACGCGCTGATCGTTCGTAACGTCGAAGTATTCCGTTCGCGCGGCGGTCTGAATCCCTCGGTCAAGGTACTTCTCAACCGCCGCGCTTACAGTTGCGATGAGGATTGCAACGGTGGTGTTAAACGACGCCGGAGCCGTGCCGCCCGCGTTAACGAGATTCGCGACCCGTGTCGTTGTAGTCAAATCCACCGTTGCCTCCTGTCAGACATTCACGCGAAGGTAGGTCGTGGCGGTCGGAACCGATGCGTCGCCCTCGGTGAGCGCGACCATGCCCGCAACGTCAACGTCCACGGCGTGAGCCGATGGCAGAGCAACCACGCGAACGTAACGCTTGCGCGAACCGCTCAGGAGGTTGACCACGATCACGACGGTCGCTTTGGAGTAAGTTCCCGCCGCGGTCGTGAGCGCGCCCGAAGTCGCGCCCGTGATGTCCGCGTAGGTGCTGTCGTCGTCCGACTCCTGCATCTTGAGCGTGAGGGTCGAAGACGTAACGTTCGACACAGTCCCGAGCGTGAAAACGCCCGTAGCGTGCGTGAATCCCGTCGTATCGACGCCGACGCCATTTACGGCGTTGCTTGCGGTGAACACGTCGCTTTTCGCGAGCGCGCCGCCGCACTTCGCCACGTAGCCTACAGCATTTCCAGCCATGATGTTTTCCTTTCGGATCAGGTTGCCGCGAAGGACGTGCCCGTGCAGACGCTCACAGGGTGATACGCCTCGACGTCGACTTCTTGGAACGCGGTGACGAGCGTCATGTCCGCGAGCGCGAGCGTTGCACCCTCCGAGGTTGCACGCAGTTCCATCGGCCCCCAGTCGGCGAACACGACGTCCGCAGGGTCGAACAGGAACAGAGTCCCCGCCGTGACGTTCGTCGTGGTCAAGATCGGGTAGCCGTACAGCGAGCGCGGCTGCTTCTCGACGACGTTCCCGGTCGAGAGGATCGGGTAGCCTTGCAGCGGGCCTGCGGCCTGCGGGAGTTGGATCGCCGCGAGGATCTGGTAATCCGTCGGGTGCATGACCCACACGAGGTTCGAGATGTTCGCGTTGTCGATCTCGATCTCCTTCACCATCTGCTGCAACTTCGCCCACTTCGTGACGTCCGTCGAGGACGTGAACGAAACGGTGTTGATGCCGCTGATGTTCTTGAGACCGAGCGGCTGACCGCTCACGCCCGAACCCTCGAAGAACGCCGCCTCGACGAGACGACGCATCACTTCCGCGAGGTCGCGACGGACGAACTCTTCCGCCGCCGCCGGGGTCTTGCGGATGAGCGTGTTCGAGATGCGAGTCGCCGCGCCCGCCTTGTGCGGGTTCATCGACAACATCTCGACCGCCTGATCGGATTCGGTCACCGAAGCCGCTTCGCCGACCCAGTACCCGGTCGCCGCCGCCGATTGACGCGGCATTTGCACGGGAGCGTAGGTCAACCCCGACATCCGCGACACGCCTGCGGCGTCGAGGACGAGCGGAGCGCGCAAGAGCGGAACCAACGCGTCGCGCATCACGTCAGGCGGAACGAGGAAACCCGCCGCCGTGTCGTTCGCGAGCGTGAGCGACTTAGCGTTGTAGAAGTCGCGGCAAACGTCGCGCGACATTTCCCATTCGTCCTTCGCGATTGACTTATCCTTCGACGCCAACGATGCGATGACGCGCGCGAGGGAGAATCCCTGCGCCGCCTTCGCGCCGGACGCAACGGGACGAGCGCGGTTGAGTTCCGCGCGCGCCTCGGCACGTCCCGCCTCGCGTGCGGCTTGCATAGCCTTAGCGAGGGCTTCGGTCTTCGAGATGGCCATTGTCACACTCCTCCGAGTTGTTTCGCGATGAAACGCGCGAGCGCGTCTTGAGACGCGAACGGGTCCTCATCGTGGGCCTTCGTGGTCGTCGGCTTCGCCATCGCGTCCATACGCGCGGCGAGTTCGGCGACTTGTTTCGTCAGGGTTGCGAGCGCGTCGGCGGTCGCGTCCTTCTGCTCTGCGGGTTGCGCGATCGACTCCGCGGCTGGCAGTTCGATCTCAACCTCGGGTCCTTCTTCTTCGGACATCAGCACTTCGACCATCGCGGCAGCGGCTTCGAGCGCGGAGGACGCAACGTCCATTTCGCCCGCGCGGTGCGCCTCGATTGCTTGCGCGATCAGGTCCTTAAGTTCGGCGAGGGATTTAGTCTCCACGCCATCGGCGAGCGCGGCTTCCACGGCGGCTTCCGCCTCGGTCGTCGCGACGCTTTCCGTCGTCGTCTCGGTCACGGTTGCCTCCTTCGTCGTGGATAACCACGCCTTCAGTTTGACCGCGTCGGCCTCGGCAAGGTCGCGCGGAGTTACGTCGTCCCGGTACACGGGGCGCACGTTGGATTTGCCTTCGAGAAGCGCGTCGGCGTTCGCAGGAATCGCGACGGCTGAGAGTTCGAGGAGTTCGCTGTGGCGGATGTCGCTCCCCTTCACGTCGAGCGGGCGGAAGCCGACACTCACCGCGTTCATGAACCCGGCCTCGTACATAGCGCGCACCGTGTCCGCGAACGGGTATATTTCCTTCGGCACGAAGCGGACGCGGAACATCAGTTGTTCGCCGTCGAGGAACACGTCCTCGGCGCGTCCGATGGGCAACCCGTCGTGTTGATGCTGATAAAGGACGACCGGGTTCCGCTTGTAGGACTCGAGATCCCACGACGCGGCGACCGTCTCGCCCGCGCGATCGACACGAGGCGTCGAACCGACGAACGTGTACAGACCGTCGCCCGACGCGGACGCCTTCACCTTCGCGGTAAACGTCTTCCCCTTGCGCGCGCGGTCCTTCGCGGCGTTGACTAGTTCTTTCATGCCGCCCTCCCCGAGCGTTCCGATGACGCCCCATTTGATTTGCGCGACAACCCCGGCGAGGCGGTTGTTGCCGTAGTGTCGAGCGGCCCACGCCTCGCGCTCCCGAATCCAATCGAGCACCGATTCGGTCAGGTCGCCGTCCCGCGCCTTCCCCCAGTTCGTGAACGCGGTCGTCCCGCGCTCCATGCCGCCGTTGTTCCAAATGTCGGGGAACTCATCGCGGAGCGCGACCGCGAAGTCGTAGTCGAACTGCGGGTACGCGGAGTTCCGCAGGGTCACTTCCTGATCGTCGCCCGCCTTGGGGAAGTCGGTGATCGGCATCAGATCTTCCCCGCCGCGATGAGACGGTTCATCTCCTCGATGTCCGCCTCGGTTCCGAGTTCCTCGCGCGCGACGAACGGGACGGCGGTGCAGCGGCAGTTGATGACCTCTTCCGCAGGCGCGCCGATCTCGCACGGGTGGAGGAGTCCGTTCGGGAACTTCTCCCCGATGCGGACGCTGCCCTGCCCCTGATGCGACGGACGCGCGTCGGAAGCCGCCGACCACTCATGGTGAGTGAACCCTTCTTCCTTCGCGGCGCGGTTCTTGAACTGCTCCTGAATGAACCCCGTCTCGGTGCGCGCGATCGTCATCGCGTCGGACACGATGAAACGCCCCATCGTCGCCTCGATCGTCTTCGCGAGGTCGGTCACGTTGGCGAGACCGTCGGTTCCGATCTTCGTCAGGATGATCTGGTTGAATCGGGTCGCCGCCTTGCGGGTCACGCGCATCATCGACGCGGTACGCTTCCCGGCTTCCTCGACCCATTCCTTGTCGGCGGGGTTCACGACGGAAAATCCGCCGATCGCAACGCGGACCTCGTTCAGCGCGGCTTCGGCGACCTCGGGGTTGATCTCCGCGAGGATTTCGCGCGCGCGTGCTTCCCATCGGTCGGGAGCCGAGCGCACCCATTCGAGGAACGCCGGAGGCCACGTGAACGCGACGCCCTGAGGCTGTAGGCGTTGCTCGACGACGGTCACGGTTTCCGCCGCCTTCGTGGTCGGCTCCTCAGCACGTTGCGCGTTCGCGGTCAATGCGGGTTCGAGGACCGCGGCGAACTGATCGACCGCCGCGACCTCTTCCTCGCGGAGTTGCCGGAACACCTTGCGCATCGACGTGCGGAGGATGCCTTCCACCTTCGAGTCGTCGCGGGATTTGGCGGACCACGCCTTCACCACGCGGAACGCCTTGCCGTGCGCCTCGAAGCGGTCGCCAACGCGGACGCCGCGCATATTCGCGAGGTTATGCGCGACCGCCTGCGCGCCCTTCTGCGCGGTCGGCGCGACGGCCTGACCAACGGGAGCCGCGACGGGTTCGGACGCCGCAGGAGCCGTTTGGCGAGCGCGCGCGGCGGGTTCGATGAGGCGTCGCGCTTCGGCCTCCGAGATTGTCGGGAAGGCGATTTGTAGCGTGACGACCGCCGACTCGGCGGGGAGTTCCCCGTTTGCGACCGACTGCACGATCTGCACGAGCGAGGTGACCTGCGCGCCGTTCATCGCGGTCTCGGCGACGGACGCGGGCGCGGCGACGGCAGGCGTCGAAACGTCCGGCGTTGCGGCGGTCGGCAGTTCGGGAACGTCGAAGGTCGGCTCCTCCTCGATCCCGAGGCCGAGGCGGACGTTCACCGCTTCCTTGGAGTATCCAGCGGCGACGAGGATCTGCGCCTGCTGCGCCTTCTCCGTCATCGGAGCCTGTAACGCCTCGACCTCCGACACGTCGAACTCCGCCCACACGTCGCGACCGAGGCGCGCCGACAACGGCTCGAGGAGCCACGACCACAGGGTCGACTCGATCAGACGTAGGCGCGGGAGAATGGTCTTCTCCCAAGTGTTCGCCTTCGCGGTGAGCGACGACGCGCGGTTCGTTTCCTCGACTTCGCCGAGGTCGAACTTCGTCACTCCGAGGACGGCGAGGATCTCCGACTTGCCCCAACCGAGGGCGTCGGAGAATGCCATGTCCTTCGCGGTGACGGCGATCGGCTCGTACTTCAGACCGCCGGAGAGGATCGCGAGCCGCGCGGACTTGATCGCGCCGCGATGCCGATCCTCCCATTGTGAACGGAGGCCCGTCGCCTCGTCCTGCGTCAGCGGCGATTCGGAGTAGATGATGCCACCCGGGTCGGCTCCGTTCGCGAGGAGCGCGTTGTTGAACTGCGTCGCGCGCAACTCGTAGTTGAACGATGGAAGGACGGGCGTGATCGGAGCGAGACCCCTGTACGGGTTCGCGGGGTCGAACTCCTTCGGGTGTCCGACTTGCTCGGCGGTGAAGCGGAACACCTCGCCGTTCGCGTTCGTCGTCTGCCACCCGAGGACGATACCCGTCCGTTGATCGATGTCGGGAACCATCCCGTCGGGTCGGACGATCAGGATCTCGGCGGGAACCTCGCCGCGTCGAAGCGGGGAGCCGTCCGCCGCGTAGCCGATCCAGAAGCACTCGCCGTTTAGGTCGAGATAGATCGACGTCGCCTCGATGAACTCGTGCCCCGACATGAGCGGCGACGGACAGTCGAGGAGCCGACGGAGCGTGTCGTCGCCGCGCACGGGTTCGCCGTCGCGGTCGCGTCGAGACCCTGCGAGGATCTCAAGCGGGACGCTCGCGCACATACGCGCCTTCAGTTTGATCGCCGCGTGCGCCCATGCGTTTTGCGCGTAGGCGTTCGATACGGTCTCCTCGGTCTGAAGGAGTCGACGCGGGAGCCAGAACCATTCGGTCCCGGGTACGGTCTTCGTGCGCGCCTCGAAGGAGCGGCGGTTCCGTTTCGTCATAGGATCGCCACCTTCCGCGCCGCGCCTGAGCCGAGCGCGATAACGAGCGCGTCCCCGAAGTCAGGGGACCGACGAATCCGCGAGCGGATCGCGTCCTTCGGCTCGACCGTGAACCGACCGCGCGAGTCGTACCAATATCGGACGGACGCGAGATCGGCGACCACCTCGCGGAACTTCGACGGGATCGAGATCTGCCGCGCGCGCACGACGGAACGGAGCGCGGCGTGCAGTTCGCAGCGGCGGTTCGGGAAGGCGGCTTCACGACCGAGGAGCGTCTGCCAGTCGCCGACCGCGCCTGCGCCGAAGTCGACGGCGGTCACGCGGACGTTCTGTTCGCGGAGTCGGTCGACGACGCCCGCGCCGATCCCGCACGAGTCGACGCAGACGTTCCGGCCCTCGACCCCGTGACGGCGCATCGCGTCGATCAGGCGTCCCGTGGTCTGCATGAGATCCTCGCCGCGCCACGATTCGACGGCGACGAGGCGGCGCGATTCGTCGAGAACGACGAGGACGTTCGCATCGCCGCCCATGCGCGCGACGTCGAGACCGATCCGACGCGGTTCGCGGACGCCTGTCGCGACGTTCTCCGTCGCTTCGAGTTCGGCGACCGACACGAGCGAATCCGACCCCGCCGCCGGGAACTGACCGCAGACGCGCGACGCCCAGAACGGCGAGTCCTCGCCTTCGCGCGCGCGTACTTCCTCGACCCATTCACGGGTGACCGCGCCCGTGATGATCTCCTCGCCTTGCGCGACGTTCGGATGCTCGAGGCACGAAACCTTGATCACGTTCCACCGCTGCGGGTTCAAGTGTGCGTCGAAGAGATATCCCGACGGCGTGACCGGGTTGAAGGCGACGACGAGCGACGAACCGCCCGACGAAAGGAGCGAGTCGATCGCGCCCCACATCTTCGGGTCGACGCCCTCGGCCTCGTCGACGATCACGAGGACGCGCCGAGAGTGAATGCCCTGAAGCGCGGTCGGGTCGTCGACGGCGACGATGGACGCGCGCGAGCCGTCGGCGACCGTCCAGTCCGTCTCGCCCATGCGACCGCCGAGAGGGAGTCGCGCTTCGCGGTGTAGTTTCTGAATTTCGCCCCATAGCGCGTCGTGAACTTGGCGATACGTCGACGCCATACAAACGACGCGGCAGTCCGGCTCCGTCGTCACCGTTTCGCAGATGAGCGAGGCGAGGGTGCGGGTCTTCCCGACGCCGTGCCCCGACATGACGAGCGTCCGGCGATGTTCGCGCGCCGAACGCAGGATCTCGCGCTGACGCGACCACGGAGTCCACCCGAGAACCGACTGCGCGAAGAACGCGGGGTCGAGCGCGACCGCATCAAGAACGGTGCGCGCCTGACACCGCTGCACCGCGTCGGCGTAGCCGCTCACGTCAGAACCTCGGAGACGAACACGACGCCGTTCAGCGTCGCGCCTGACGCGCCGCCGACGATGCCGAGACCGACGCCCGCCGGGATCGTCAGGTGTAGATTCGTGATCGTCCACGGCTTCGCGTAGTCACCTGCGGTCGTCTTCTGGATCGCGATGATCGTGCCGAAAAGTTTCGTCCCGTCGGCGTAGCACAGGGAGACGGGACAGACGTCCGCCGACGAGTCGGAGATCGTCAGCGACCATCCCGAGACGATGAGCGCGCGCGGGTGTTCCTGCGCGTAGATCTCGACGATCGTGTCGGCTTCGAACGTCATCTGTTCGAGACACGCGTGATCGCCGTAGACCGAGGTCGTCGCCACTCCGCCGCCCATGCGATCAGATCTCCGAGACGAAGATGATGCCGTCGAGAACGCCGCCCGTCGCGCCGCCGTTGATCTTCAGCACCTCGTTCGCCGCGCCGTTGATGCGGATGCCCGTCACCGTCCAGAGGAGGAGCGGCGATCCGGCGACCGTGCCCGCGATCGGGAACTTCGTCGCGGCGTGCGAGTTCGAGCCGAGGACGATCGTCGCCTGACACGCTGCGGTGTTCCCCGAACAGGTGAGCGACCACCCGGTGATGACGAGACGCTTCCCGCTCGAAGGCGTGAGAACGTTCGTCAGATTGCCCGTGAAGGTCTCCGACACGAGCGCGACATGATCGCCGTAGGTAGTTGCCATCGTTAGACCTCGGAGGAGGGCGGCGGCGACTCAGCGTCGCGCGCGGCGTTCTTCGTCTTGCGCGCCTCGCGCACGAGTTCGCTGAGACCGACCTGCAAGTTGCCGGAGATATGCTGCGCGTGTTGTTGTTTAAAGTCGTCGGGTCGTCGGCGTTCCAGCCACCACGCCGCGGCCTGCCACGTCTCTTCCGATGCGCTCGCGACCTTCGTCACGAAGCGGACCTCCGCGTCTGCCTCCGCCTTTTCCACTTGCTCGGAAAAGGTCGGATCCTTCATCCATTCGTAGAACGTGTCCACGTGGATTTCGGCGAAGTGCGCGGACGCCCGGCGCGTGTTTCCTGCGCGCAACGCGTTGCAAATCGCTTGCACGCGCTCGGGAGTCTTAAGGGAGAATCGGCCTGTCACGGCCTCATGATGCGCGGAGATCGCGCGCGCGTCTCGCAGTCGGTGGATACCTCACGATGCCGCAGGATATCTCACCGCCTTACGTTGCGTGAGCGTTTCCCACCGTTTCACGATCACGTCGCAATACTGCGGACTAATCTCCATGCCGTAGCATTTCCGCCCGAGTTGCTCAGCGGCGATAAGCGTGGTGCCGGAACCGCCAAATGGCTCATAGATTGTCTCGCCTTTTTCGCTAGTTCTCTCCATCAGCCAGCACCACAACTTGATTGGTTTCGTGCAGGGGTGTCCAAGTTTCTCTGACGCTTCCGTATGAGTCAGAGCGTCCGGGTGGCATCCTTTGCCCTTTGCCAACTTTGGGTCCTTGCCATAGCAAAGGATCGGCTGCCAGCAACAGAAGCCCCACGGCCCTCTTCCAACACCTGCAGGCGTGAACCATGCCATTGTCCAAGTTGGCGATTCATAGAGCGATGTGTTGCCGTTTCCGGGCGTGAACACGACGCACTTTGCGACACTCTTTGCAAGTGGGAAGAAACCGCTGATCGTCTTGATGAGATTGATTCTGCTGTCGTCGTATTCGTTGTAGTTGTTTTTTTCGCTGGTGGTGTCTCCAAGCCCGTACGGCGGGTCTGTCAGGCACAGGTCCGCCTTCGCCCCCGCCATCAGCCGCTCCACGTCATCGGCCTTCGTCGAGTCGCCACACAGCAGCCGATGCTCTCCGAGAATCCAAAGGTCCCCCGGCTTCGTGATCGGATCGGCGGGAGGTTCGGGGACCTCATCCTCGACGACTTCGCCGCCCTTAGATAGCCGCTCGATCTCGCGCGCGTCGAACCCCGTCGCTCGCGCTAGGTCTTCGTCGTTGATCTGGATCGCCGCGAGTTGCTGCGCGAGCGCGTCCTCGTCCCACTCCGCTAACTCCGCCGTGCGATTATCGGCGATCGCGAACGCCGTCGCCTCCGGCCCGATCAGTTCGGAACGCACGATCGAGATCTCGACCCATCCGAGACTGAGAGCGGCAGCGACCGTTCCGTTCCCTGCGATCACGACGTTGTTCGCACCGACGACGATCGGCTTCTGTTGCCCGAATCTAGCGAGCGAACCCTTAATCGCGTCGAGGTTCTTCTGGTCATGTTTCCGCACGTTCGACGGATCTCCGACGAGCGATGCGATCTTTACGCGTTCAATGTTCATGACTTCTCCGATACTTCTCCGGCGTGTTTCCGACACTCCTCGCGCACGAGACGCTCCGCGCCGTCGGCGGACGTACAGATCGCGCCGAGACCCCCGGCGACGCAGACCGCCGCGAGGAACTCGACCTGTTCGGTGGTCGCGACGCCGCCCGGCTTCTTCACCTCGATCGCGACGATGCGCCCGTGATCGCAGAACCCGAGGAGGTCAGGCGTCCCCGGCTCGGCGGCGTGTACGACGCGCCCAGACGCGCCTCGGAACCTTCCCGCCTGTACGCGGACGATCTTCGGCAGGATCGCTCTCAGGCGGTCGTGGATCGCCTTCTTGATCTCGGTCTCGGTGGTCATGTCATCTCCTATTGGTTCCGACGATGATCGCTTCGCGCTTCGCGCTCGCTCTCACCGTGGACTCGGCTTCGACGAAGTGTCGAACGAATCGCGCACCGCCGCAGGTCGGTAGCGTACACGACGTCGGAGGAGCGCGAACGGTCGACATCTCAAAGGCCCCCCCTCCCCCCAACGTAGTGCGTTAGGAGTCGGAGTGGCTGGCCCCCGCGTCGCCTTCTGTGAGCGTCCGACGCGATCGGCGACGGTCGTCGCCTTCCCCCCGTTTCTACTCGGGGACGCTTGCCGCGCGCCGTTTCCGTGCGTGAGGTCTTGTCGCCTTGAGTTAACACGCGGTCGAGGGCGAACGCCGCGCTCGCGAGAATGAAACAGCGCGTCAGCGGTGGAGTCGGTCACCGCCTTCGCGCTGCTTCCCCGTCGCGAGACGGGTTGTCTGTTTTAGGTCTCGCGCCGACTACGCGTTCTCGGATGACTTCTCCGAGGTGCGGGCGATCGAGGGAGTGAACTCCCGCACCTCGAAGTTGTCGGAGACCATCGACCGACCAGAGTCGAAGGCGTCCGCAGTCTACGGGGAACCCGTCCTGACGCTAGTTCGGCGTCGGGCGCGTCGTCGGCCTCGGATTCTTGGGACGAAGCGGTGCAGGAAGTCGGGAGCCGAACCGCGTGTTTTCTGCGGGAAAACGAGGGGTTCCGTGGTCAGAATGAAAAAAGTAGCGGGGGGTACTTGCGCCGTACTTTAGGGTGTTGTAATCTTCTCACGTCCCAAGCGGACGGAGACCACGATGAAGATCAACACGACGAACACGACCAAGCGCAGCATCAAGGCCACGACGAACGGCTTCCGCAAAGGCGACAAGATCGCCCGCTGCAACTGCTGCGAACGCCGCTATCGCATCGACGACTCGTACGAGGGCCTCTGCCCCCAGTGCGACGTCGCGACGGGCATCTCGCTCTCCCTGTGCGACTTTGCCTACGACACCGAGGCCGAGGCCCGCGCCGACTTCGCCCTCGCGTTCGACGCCCTCGCGGAGGCCCGCACGCTCGGCGGCAATATCGAGCGCGTCGCTGAGGAGGCTCGCGAACTTGCCGAGAACCTTGTGTCCTGCGTCAAGTGCTTGAACAAGATCTGATCCACCCGGGGGGCTTCGGCCCCCCACCCCCTAACCTACAGGAGACGATCATGACCACGAAGACCACGACCAAAGTGCTCGAGACGATCTCGCACATCGCGACGAGCGAAGCCCGGTACCTATACGAAGTCTGGGTGAGCGACGAGAACTTCGTCGCTGACACGGAACACTTCCCCGCGACCGTCGCCGGATTCATCGACGCGTTCAAGGCGTCCGACGCGCGATGCGACATCGCGAACGGTGTCACGGTTTATGTCCACCGTTGGGACTACGCTTCGACGTCGTTCGACCGGGTGCGCTCCGACGAGGCGTTCGCGTTCGTCGGCTTCGACGACGAAGGCGACCCGAGCGAGATCGACACCGACCTCGTCGACGACGACGGCGCGTTCCTGAACCGACTCCCGAAGTCCATCATCGCCGCGTTCGAGAAGGCGCGCGTCGCCTACGTCGGACGCTGAACCACCACCTACCTATAGGAGACCATCATGACCTATTCACTCCCGACCTTGCCCGCGAACTACCCGATCCCGACTCTCGTACCCGTCTGGGTCGTCGTCGACCGTGACGACACCGAGGCCGACATCCTCGAATACTACGACCT